AGTATCACTTTGATGGTGTTCAGAAAGCATTCTATAAGTATGCAGTAACAAGTGATGACATCACTAACGGTTACATCGACACTGACTCATTAGTAAAAAATGATGGGGCGATTGGTCCCGAACTAGAGGCAGGGAACCAAATTATTTCTGTCCTCCGTATTTTTGAATTTTCTGATAGTGGAACTAGCAATATATTCAGTGTGCCATATCAAATGGCACTAAATGATGTTATGGGAATTAGGAACCCCGGTTCTATTACTGACTATACCATGACACAATCACATATCCAGATGATTCAAGATTATCTGGACCCAGAAAAAGCAATTCGGTTTAGCAGAGTAACTAATAGAATTTATGTTGATACCAAGTGGACGGAAGACATGACCGCAGGAAACTTTCTGACGATAGAATGTTACGTCGCACTAAGTCCGACAACATATCCAGAAATTTTTAACGATATTCTTCTTAAAAAGTATGTCACTGCTTCCATCAAACAGCAGTGGGGAGCAAACTTATCAAAATATACAAATGTCACTCTTCCGGGTGGTCTTTCGTATAATGGTTCAGAAATTTATCAACAAGCAACTGACGAAATGAATCAGATCGAAGAGTCGCTTTCTGATAAGTATGAACTTCCACCAGATATGAGTGTAGGGTAAACCAATGTCATTTAATAAAAATATAGACACATCAAGTTTCGACGATTTTGATTTTGGATTTGAACTAGTAGACAGTCCTACTCCAACCGATACTCCACAAGAACAACAGTCGGTTTCCGTTGATACTACAGAGATTGATGATCGACTAGAAACACTTGAAAGTAAAATTAATAATGTTCTTAACATTGTTTCTCTCAATGATTCCGGTGATGATATTAGGCAGGCAATTGAAGAACAGGGGTCATGTATTAACAATGCCCTAGATTCAATTGAAGAAGTCAAGGAAAGTTTAGAAAAAGATTATGAGAAAAAACTAGAAGAAATTGAAAGTCTTGTTCTTCCTCTTTTAGTAAACCTCACAAAAAATCCAGAAAGAGAATTCATAAAGTGGCCAAATCGAGCAGAGTCTGTTCAGGGTCACATTAATAAAATCCTAGAGGTAACCAGAGGCGATGGCGACTAATCCATATTTCCGCAAAGCAGTTCCAGCAGAACAAGACCTAATTGATGATCTCTCAATAGAAGTCATCAAGATAAATGGTTTTGATATGGTATACTTACCACGAACTCTTGTGCGGGAAGATGAACTTTTTGGTGAGGATCGATCCCCATCAAGATTTAGTACGGGTAGAGAAATTGAGATGCTTGTCGAGTCAGTCGATGGTTTTGAAGGAGACGGGGAAGCATTCACACGATTTGGTTTGGAAATCAAAGACAATGTTACACTTTTGGTGGCAAGGAAAAGATTTGAAAAAGAATTTGCAGATCTAGGATTCCTAACGCCAAGAGAAGGTGATCTTTTGTATTTCCCAATCTCTGGAGGTATATTTGAGATTGATTATGTTGAGAGAGAAAATCCCTTCTACCAACTCAATAAAATTAGCACATATAAAATAACTTGCTCCTTGTTCCGATACAGTGGAGAAGATTTCAATACAGGATGGAATACGATTGATGGTGTTACATCTGATCATACGACACAGTACACAAGTCTTGTTCTTGGTGCTGGATCCGGAAATTATAACGAAGGCGAAACAGTCATACAGGGTGCCGGATCAACTATTGCAGGACAAGTGCAGGAGTGGTTATCTGCAAGCACCACTCTATATGTTACAGGATTAACTGGGGAGTTCCAAGCAGGAATCACAGTCGAAGGTCAGTCTTCTGGTACTAAATATCTCCTCGGAAGTACAGGAACAACAAGTCACTTTGCTGTTAACGATACTGATGAAGATAACTTGGAATTTGAAGCAGAAACAGAGAACCTCTTTGACTTTACCGACACAGATCCGTTCTCGGAGGGTGATCTATAATGTTTGAAACTTTTTATAACGAAACTATAAGAAATACGGTAGTTGGGTTTGGTTCCCTTTTTAATGAGATATATGTTGTCCGCAAAGACAACAATGGAAATGAAACAAGTCGATTCAAAGTCCCTATCACATATGCACCAAAAGAAAAATTCATTAGGATGCTTAATGAGTATTCTGGTTTAAAAGGATCAGCAAACGAACGAGACATATCCACAATCCTTCCACGAATCGGGTTTAACATCGAGGCAATTAACTATGATGCCGAAAGAAAAAGAAACACTTTATCAAAACGATATAGTGCTAGTTCTGTATCAAATCAATTAAAAACGGAATATGCGGAAGTCCCATATGCGGTTGACTTCTTTCTTACCGTAGCAGCAAGAAGCATGGAAGACGCTCTTCAAATCATCGAACAAATCCTAGCATACTTCACACCAGAATTCACAGTAACAATGAACTTCACAGATTCTAGAAATAGAATTGATGTACCCATTGTTCTTTCTTCTGTTGCTTCTGAGATTGATTTTGAGGGAGATACATCAACACAACGATCTATAATTTTTAATCTTGCGTTTACTGCTCGAACCTACGTTTATGGTCCCACTAAAGAAAGCAAGATTATTACCAAGGTCGATGCCACGTTCCTCAACGCTGACTTTGACGCACAAGGAAATATTTCTTCCTCGATGACTGGTGGAGCGACAGGACAGCACAAGAAAGCACCCGCACTCGCAAGAATTATTGCAGGTGTTACTGGTCCTAACGGTTTGACTTCCGGGGTAGACGAATACACTGGTACAAATGTATTTGGATCCACCACCGATAGATCAAACTCTATCTTTGAGTACCCAGATACGCTTAATGCGGCAGGAGCAACAATATGAGTGACAATTTAGAAAATTCTTTGAACATAGAAAAGACTGAAACCAAAAATGAAGTCGTCAGAAAACCACCGGTCGAGATCGTGGTTTCGGATGAAGTGAGAGAGAATAAAAAAAGAAACGACGCAAACAAGGACTATGCAGAAGTTCGTGATAATCTAAAGAATATAATTGGCACAGGGTTAAATGCCATCGACGGGATTCTTTCCGTTGCAAGTGAGGGAGAGTCTCCACGGGCATATGAGGTCGTCTCACAGTTAATCAAGAGTGTCACAGATGCCAACAAAGATCTCATCGGTCTACATGAGCAGATGAAGAAACTCGACGAAGATACCGGGGGAAGATCCTCGGGTCCAGTCACCAATAATTCGATTTTCGTTGGTTCCACAAAGGAACTACAAAAACTAGTGAAGAATAATTTTAAACAATTGGAAGATGAAGCGAATGGCGAATCGTGATACAACATACCTTGGCAACATAAACCTAAAACCTGCTGGTGTGAACATAGAGTTCACCGAAGAACAAGTTCAAGAGTATCTTAAGTGTCAGCAGGATCCTTTATATTTTATTAAAAATTATATCAAGATTATTTCTCTTGATCATGGTCTTGTCCCATTCAAAACATGGGCATATCAAGACAACATGATCAACACGATCCACAACAATAGATTCACAATTGCTAAACTTCCCCGACAGTCCGGGAAGTCTACTACTGTTATTGCATATCTCTTGCATTATGTTCTTTTCAATTCAGAAGTCAACGTGGCAATTCTTGCCAACAAGCAAGCGACCGCACGCGAACTACTCTACCGCCTAAAGTTAGCATATGAAAATTTACCCAAGTGGTTACAACAGGGAATCATCGAATGGAACAAAGGTAATATTTCTTTGGAAAATAACTCCAAGGTTCTTGCCTCGTCAACCTCGTCTAGTGCGGTTCGTGGTGGTTCGTTCAACATGATCTTCCTAGACGAATTTGCATATGTCCCTGAAAATGTGGCAGATGAATTTTTCTCATCTGTCTACCCGACAATTTCATCAGGTAAAGAAACAAAAGTCCTAATTATTAGCACCCCCAAAGGTTTGAATATGTACTACAAACTATGGCGGGATGCAGAGGAAGGAAATAACTCTTATGTTCCTGTTGAAGTACATTGGTCGGAAGTTCCGGGTCGTGATGACAAATGGAAGAAAGAAACGATTGCCAATACGTCAGCGTCACAATTTCGTGCTGAGTTTGAGTGCGAGTTTATTGGGTCACAGAACACATTAATCGATCCTTCTAAATTAAAATGTTTGGCATATCGAAAACCAATTGCAGAACGCGATGATGGTTTTATACAATATTACCCACCACAAGAAGATCGCTCATATTTCATGTCGGTGGATGTGTCCCGTGGTAGAGAACTAGACTACCATGCGATAACGGTTCTGGATATCACAGAGATGCCATATAAAATCTGTGCAATTTACAGAAATAATGAACTTGCTCCAATGCTCCTACCAAATGTTGTAAATGCCATAGGTCACATTTATAACAAGGCATGGTGTTTAGTAGAAATCAATGACATCGGAGGACAGGTGGCAGATGTTTTGTATAACGAACTTGAATATGAAAATCTCATGATTACCAGTGTTCGTGGACGTAAGGGTCAGACGATGGACGGTGGTTTCGGTAGTTTCCAATCACAACTTGGTGTGCGAACCAGTCCTGCTGTCAAGAAACTGGGGTGTGCTTTACTCAAAGATATGATCGAGGGTGACAAGATGCTCATCGAAGATTATAATATGATCCAAGAACTTACCGCTTTTGTTTCAAAAAAGAATTCTTACGAAGCAGAAACTGGTCACCACGATGACTTGGTAATGACTCTGGTTTTATTTGCATGGACCACTTCGCAGAATTATTTCAAAGAACTAACAGACCTAGATATAAGGACGAAACTTTATCAAGATAAAATTCGTCAAATAGAAGAAGACCTTGCTCCATTTGGTTTTATCGATGACGGATCGCCGGACGATACCTTTGTTGACAATCAAGGAACGCGATGGAGTGTGGATCAAGACGACAATAATATGGATTGGTGAAAATGATTAATTTGATAGATAATACAGCGTTGATAAGGAGATAACAATGGCATTTCAACTCAGTCCCGGTGTTGATGTAAAAGAAATTGATCTAACAGCAATCATCCCTGCGGTGTCCACAACCAAAGCAGGATTTGCAGGACTCTTCAATTGGGGTCCACTAGAGCAAAGAATTACAATCACTAGCGAAAACGAACTCGTAGAGAGATTCTCTACCCCCGATAATACAAACTATCCGCATTGGTTTACCGCAGCAAACTATCTTGGTTATTCTAATAATCTCCAAGTGGTCCGTGTTGTAAATCAAACAACTGCAAAGAACGCATCGACTAAAGCAGGCGTTCTTGTAAAAAATACTGAACACTTTGAAGAAAACGATAGCACTCTTACTTCTGACAACGAAGAGTTCATCGCAAAGTATCCCGGATCACGCGGAAACTCACTTTTTGTTTCGGTGTCCGATAGGACTGAAACTTCTCTGAATCCAATTTTTGCTTCTGTCGCAGGACCAACAGGATTTACTGCTTCTGCATTGGCAACATCAACGTCAGATACTTTATTCTTCCATACAGACAAAAATGCCGCAGTAGTAAACAGCGACAGACTTCGATTCAAGCGAGGTAACCCCGTAACCATCACCGGTTACACTGCTGCCTTCGACATGAAGTCAGTTGGTGGTGTGGTTATGACCATGCAAACAGGAATCAGTATTGGACATGATGCAGGCGATAGTCTAGAATTTAACACCGGACTTTCAGCAGCATC